GTCCAGCCCATCCAGCGTTGGGTGGCGGTGTTGATCGCGTCCGCCAGGGCCTTGCCATCGTAAAGCCCGTTCTGGACGTCGTCGGCAAAGTGGCGACCGTGGCGGCTGTCGAGGAAGACCCTTACCGATTCGAGGGGCTGGCTGGTGGCGTCCGAGATGGCGGCCATCGCCAGGGGCCAAGCCGCGCTGGCGTGTTCGTTCATCGTGCCCCAAAAGCCCCAGGCATCGTTCTGGGTGGCGGGGATCTGGCTGGTGGTCATGGTGGCTGCTCCTTCGGGTTGATCGTTGCGACA